TGCAAGTCGCAGTCCGCAATGAACTCCGTTTGCTCGCTCGTAGTAAAGTCATCGTCATCGTTCAAGACAACAACAGTCGTTACTGGTTGCTGGGTGCTATAAATGGCCTTGAGGCAACCGCTGGAACTGCTGGAAGTGGTACTGCCTTTGGCGACCGAAACGGCTACGAAATAACGCTTTCCGGGATGGAGCCTGACCCGATGTTCCTAATCGCATCAACAGTCTTTACACCATCGACTACGCAGATACTCGGTTCGTAGTATCTTTGCATCAGGTTTTCATCATCTGAGGTTTGAGAGGGGCAGTCAGCAATGGCTGCCCTTCTTATTTTTACCCCATGAAGATTTGTATCGTTTACAACGCCCATCCAACCGGGTGCAGTTACTACCGCCTCGAAATGCCGAACGCATACTTGGGCGACAACTACCCGGAGTTCGATTACGTCTGCGTTGAGAATATCACGACCATCAGCGACGAGGGGTTGAAGTCCATTGACCTGTTCCTGTTCAGCCGGCTTTGGTGTCAAGGAACGATGGAGCAGGTGGAGAATGTCTACAAAGCCCTGACCCAATACGGGGCCAAAGTCATCCTTGACTTGGACGACTACTGGGTGCTTGAATCGGGCCACATCATGTACCGACACTACCATCAAACCAAACTCGCAGAGGTCATCCGTAAGCACATTAAATTGGCTGATTGGGTTACCTGTACCACCGAGCATCTTGCGTCCCGCATACGGCCTCTAAATGCGAATGTGAGCATTCTGCAAAACGAACCCTACGAAGCGTATCAGCAGTTCATCCCAAATCCTGACGAAGAACCCGACAAGCATCTCGTCAAGTTCGGTTGGTTCGGTGGTGCGCAGCATGGCGAGGACATGGAACTGCTCCGTGAGGGGATGCAGAAACTACGCTGGGATGCAAACCTTGATGGCAAGTACAGGCTCTACCTCGGAGGGTGGAACGACAATAATCCTGTTTATGAAGGCTACGAGAAGATAATTAGCGACCAAGGGAACAACCCGAACTACGGACGCATTCAGGCTGCTGACATCTACTCCTACGTCGGTGGCTACAACTTCGTGAACGTAACCCTTGCACCGCTTCGGGACACCAAGTTTAACAAACTCAAGTCCGAGTTGAAGGTCGTTGAGGCAGGGTGGATGAATAAGGCCATCATCGCATCCGAAACCATCCCTTACACCGATGTCATCCGACACGGAGAGAACGGGTTTCTCGTCCCTTACAACAAGCCGAAAGATTGGTACAAGTACATCAAGCAGTTAATTCTTGACCCCGACCTACGTAAAGGTTTGGCTGATAACCTCACGGCTGACATTAAAAAGCAGTTCAACGTGGTCGAAACCGCCAAGAAGCGGGCCGAACTATACAGGCAGATTGGGCGCAAATTGTGAAATTCGGGGGCATCGCACATTTACAAGCAGATGCTTTACCTGAACCCTGACACGACCAACACGATTACCATTACTTGGACCGAGCGTTCCAGCACCGGGGACCGCTACATCTTGCGTTTGACCAGCATTGCCAAGAACACCACGACCGATTTCACCCTGCTGAAATCTGCCAACCTTTCCAACTATACCAACCGCTATGACCGATTTCAAATTGCCGTGGGCTCGCTTGAAACGGGTTCCTATAAGTATGAAGTTTACGATACCAATAGCACGGTTGCCGCTGCTTTGGCGGTCGTTGAAACGGGCTTGGCTTTTCTACAAACCGCTGCGATAGGCTTTAACACCTACGCCAATTCAATTACTTACACTGTCTTTGGGGCATCCGATGAGGGTGTCTTTGATTCCACTTTTGACTCAACTTTTGCCTAATGAGCGTACAAACACGAAGCCAACTCCAAGGGAGTGCTGCTACCATTGCCAACGAAACCGCTGCCGGGGCGAACACCGCTGCACGGGTGGGCGGTTTATTTGACGACCTTGCCGATACTGCGACCCTGAACCGGGAACGGGGTTTTGGCTCTTTGAGCGTTGCGTCCAATACCAACTTCACTCCAACAAGCAATTCAGCGGTCAAGTTGACGATTGCAATGGATGAGGGGATTTTGTCAACCTACAACTTTACGATTAACAAAACCACCTGCGTGATTACCTACACGGGCATCGCTGGGGCTGCGTTGAAGGTGTCTGCAAATATGACCTTTTCGGCAAGCAACAACAGGGAATTTGACTGGTACATCGCCAAGGGAGGCACACCGATAGCATCCAGCAAGGCAGGGGTTACAATGAGCCACGACAACGGCCATGCGGTCTATTTTGAAGCCTACCTCACCGCAGCGGTCAACGATGACTTTACCATCATGGTCAACTCAAAGAACTCTGCTGAACCCATCACGATTCAGTCCCTCAACTTTACCGCAGTAACGCTATGAGTAATAAATCTACTCAACACTTCACCCAATGGCTTGGGATAGAACACAAAGTGCCAGTCATGCTGGAGAACCGCTCCGGCAAGTACATCACCTACGGCTTTGCGAACGAATACCCCTACTACCTGCTGGACAACTATCGCAGGAGCAGCAAGCACAACGCTATCGTGAATGGCAAGGTGAACTACATCATGGGCGGTGGATGGCAGGCAGGGGATGACTTGACCGTGGAGCAGCAGGCCCGGTTCATCAAGTTCTTCGACGGAATGTCAAGCACCGAGGACCTGAACGATATTACCGAGAAACTGGTCTTGGACTTGGAGATTTTCAACGGCTTTGCGGTTGCGGTTACTTGGTCCAAACTTGGGACCATCGCCAAGATGGAACACGTCCCGTTTGAGAAAATCAGGGTGGACAAGGAGGAGAAGATGTTTCAGGTGGCCGACTGGTACAACGACGACATGATGCAGTTGTTCCCCAAGGTCGGGGACATCGAGAAGATTCCTGCCTTCGACCCGGAGAATCGCCTCGGCAAGCAGTTGTTTTATTACAGGGTCTATGCAGCAGGCGTGAAGCACTACCCTCTCCCCGAATACATCGGAGGCAATGCTTGGATTGAGGCAGACGTGCAAGTGGCGAACTTCCACAACAACAACCTACGCAACAACTTTTGGGGCGGTTACTTGATAAACTTCAACAACGGCATCCCGACCCCCGAAGAACAGGGCGACATTGAGCGTCAAATCAAACGCAAGTTCAGCGGTACGGATAACGCTGGTCGCTTTGTGGTTACGTTCAACGACGACGCAGCCAAGGCCCCGACGCTTGAACCGCTCACTCCGAGCGACATGGATAAGCAGTTCGAAATCCTGAACAAGGCCATCCAGCAAGAGATATTCATCGCCCACCGTGTAACCAACCCCATGCTTTTTGGAGTCAAGACCGAGGGCCAATTGGGTGGACGCAACGAATTGGTCGAGGCTTACGAACTATTCAAGGCGACCTACGTCAACGACCGGGTGCAGAAGGTCGAAAGAATGATAAACTACTTGGGGTCTTTCAACGGTGTGGAAGGCATGGAGTTGATTCCTACCAACCCCATCACGGAGCAGTTGAGCGAACAGGCTCTCCTTCAAGCCATGACCCCCGCAGAACTGCGAGAAAAAGCAGGCTTGCCACCGATTGAAATCAAGACCGAATCAAGCGTCCAAGACGTTATCACGGCTATCAATTCACTCTCTCCGTTGGTTGCCAACAAGGTCTTGGAATCTATGTCAGCAAACGAAATCAGGGCCTTGGTGTCCTTGCCTGCAAAGGCAGAGGGTTCGGGTCTTGCAGGAGCAACTGCAGCCGTAGAGGTCAGCCCTGAACCTACTGCACCGCAAGGCTTGGCATCGAACGACAACATCAAGAAACTATCGGGCCGTGAGTATCAAAACCTGATGAGAATCGTGCGTCAGTATATGCAGGAAAAAATCACGCTGGAGATGGCTCGGACCATGCTATCAGCGGGCTTCGGTTTGTCTGCCCAAGAGATTGACACGATGCTCGGAGTGCAGGCCCAAGAGTTCAGCGAGCCTCAATGGGGCCAAGAGGACGATGAGGACTACGGATGGGGCGACGAAGAGTTCAAGGTCTTGGAGGTGGTTGCAAGCAAGTTCGGATGCCATGCCGACGATTACCACGTCATGCACTCCAAGCCGATGCGGTTCGACACCAACATAGACGAAAACATCCGCTTGGCCTTTGCCGAACTGGGCGAGGAAGAGGTTGAACTTGATAAGAAGATTGAAGCGTATCGCAAAAAGAACCGGGACGCATCGGTTGAAGAAATGGCAAAGGAGTTCGGGGTCAGCAAGGCGAAGGTCGCCAAGCGAGTCGCCTACCTAATCACAAAGGACCGCTACCCAATCAGCCGGGCCGTGGACAAGATAGCCGAGCAGAACCTTCCCAAGAATGTCAAGGAAGTGGCCGAGCCAGTCTTGGAAGTCCGCTACAAATACGCATGGGCCACGGGATTCAGCAACAAGGACAAAGGCTCCAGCCGTGAGTTCTGCAAGGTCATGCTGGACTTAGCCGGGCAAGGCAAGGTTTACACTCGTGAGGACATTGACGGGATTTCTGCAATCATGGGATATTCCGTATGGAATCGCAGAGGCGGTTGGTATCACACACCCAGCGGAGTGAATCGCCCCCAATGCAGGCACGTATGGGAGCAGCAACTTGTAATCCGCAAAGGCAACAAAATTTCAAAGGCATGAAGGCACTATTCATAAGCGAAGAAACGCTGCTCGACAACTCGATAATCAACGAGAATGTATCCTACACCCAAATCCGTCCTACGGTTGTCAAGGTGCAGGAGATGCGGATTCAGCCCATCGTTGGCTCTCCGTTGTACGGGGAATTGGTTACGCAGGTCGTTAGCGGTTCAACCTCTGCCCTCAACCAAACGCTGCTGGAGGACTACATTCAGCCTGCAATGATTCAATGGCTCTACTACGAGTTGCCCATGGTTCTTGCATTCAAGTACATGAACAAGGGGATGGTCCGTAGAACGAGCGAAGAATCCTCCCAAATGAGCATGGAGGAGATTACCCGGCTGACCGATAAGGTCAAGAACGATGCCGAGTGGTACTCCGAACGCATTACCCGGTACTTGATGGAGAACCGCAATTCATACCCCTTGTGGAACTCGCCTCCGTCTGCGTTGGATACCATCTACCCGAACGCCACCAACTACCGAACCGGGATGGTCTTGGACCGCAACAGGAGGATGGGAATCAGCAACCTTGACTACCCCTACCCTTACGGACAATTCGGGGCTTGTAATGACTGCTAACGATGGGCGCACATAAAAAAAACATACTGAAACTGCAGACTTATGTCATGGATAAAAATCAAGCAAGCCCTGCTGGACCTTGCAAATGCTCATCCACAGGTCAACTCGTTCGGGACGGGCGACCCGCTTGCAATCGGCACGGACAACACAATAAATCTTCGAACCCCAAGCCGTGAGCGTATCGTCTATCCGCTCGTTTTTGCGGACGTTCAGTCTGCAAGTACTGACGCTGGCACTTTGGACTTGGTGGTTGGGGTTTACTTTTCTGACCGTGTTGGGTCCATTAAGCCGATGGGCGGAGTGGTTTCGGGCAGCCCTACGCTGGGTTGGCAGGATAACGAGGACGAGGTCCTAAGCGACCAGTTACAGGTAGCACAGGACTTCATATCGTCGCTCACAAACGACCCAAGCGAGGACTGGACCCTCTCATCCAGCGTATCGCTTACGAGGTTCGTGGAGAGCCGGGACGACCGCACGGCAGGGTGGCAGGCTACGATGACCTTTGAGATTCCGTTCGGCCATTCGGTTTGTGAAATTCCCACATAAAAGACATTTACAATTAAACGCTAAAAAATGCCTACACCCATATTGCAACAAATGCTCGGACAGGGCGGTACGATGGAGTTCGTTGACGGAGCCGTTACCGGGAAGAACTACGACTTCTTGATAGTCAACACCGCTGCGACTTTCACAACCCTTACTGGAACTGGAAGCGAAAACCTGCTATCCGCTTACAACTTTAGTGGCAAATCCCTTTCCGCTGGCATCGTTATCAGCGGACGCAATGGCGGTAAGATTACTGCGGTTACTCCAAGCGTCGGTTCGGTCATCGGTTTCACATTCCTGTAATGCTGATAGGTTACGGCTACGGCTATCCAACAAACCAACTGCTTGGCGGTGGCAATCCGTTTTGGCTTGCCTTCAACCAACGTGCAGACGCTGACGGGGCTTTGCCTGCCGAGGCTGCGGTCAATGGATGCCTCCAAACCCGATTCATCAACTCCTTCCAATCATACGCTTTCTTCGTTTTTTATTCCGACTCTTGGCTGCCGTTTATGCAACGGGCAAACACCGACTCGGCTAACGCTGCGGAGGTTCGCTTCATCAACTGCCTCGAAGTTCGAATGTATAATCTTTTAAACGCATAGCAGATGCCTGCAAGCCCATCTTTACTCATCGTCCCTGCCCGATTCAAGACGGGAAAACTCTACACCCAAATCGCTACGACTTCGGCTGGGGTTGTTCTCGGTTCATCGGGGGACTTCAACGTTACCCGTGCGACTACTGCGACCCGATTCAATTCGGCTGGCTTGATTGAGAGCGTTGCAAGCGGTGTGCCTCGCTTGGATTACTACACCAGCGGTGGAACGGCTGGCTGCCCTGCGTTGTTGGTGGAGCCTGCTGCGACGAACTTGGCTTTGCATAGCAGGGATTTAAGCAACGTCGTTTGGGTAAAAACAAGCATAACGGCTGCAAAAAATGCAGTAGGGGCAGACGGCACGGCTTCAGGAGCCACAACGCTAACCGCAACGGCTGCAAGTGGAACGGTCCTCCAAGCATTAGTTAATGTATCGCAGAGCCGTGTTTTCTCGGCCTACATTCGCAGGGTGTCGGGAACAGGAGCCATCCAGTTAACAACCAATGGTGGAACCAACTGGGACACGGTTACAATTTCAAGTCTTTACACGCAAGTTTTTTGTACTGCCCAAACTGTTTTAAATGGCTCCGTTGGTATTCGGATGGCGGTAAGTGGCGACGTGATTGAGGTGGACTTTACACAAGGCGAGGTTGGCCCTGTTGCTACATCGCCAATCGCAACGACCATTGCAACAGGAACCCGCAACGCAGACGTGGTAACCCTATCAGGCGCAGTCAGCGGATGCATCGGGCAGACCGAGGGGACGCTTTATGCGGAGGTGGATATTCAGTTCAACAATAGGAACGCAGACATAATCGGCCTTGATTCAGGTAGCAGCGCAAATGGATTTTATCTTACCATAAGGTCTTCAAGCGTAATTGAGTTAAGGGTTAG